TCTTGCGCAAAATCTATGTCATAATTTTTTTCTATTCCTGTTTCTGGAAGCACTACTCGTATGGGTCTAATAATAGTATCGTTACTTAAAATACTTCTATCAACAGTATCTATGGCTCTAACCAAACTACTATATCTTAAGGTAGTATTAAAATCATCAAGATAGGTAGTATTAAATGATTTTATAGCAGATATAATCAATTCTTTAATGGATTCGCTGTTCAATGCAGTCGTATTTAAATTGTATCTAACTGTAGAATCAATTGACACATACATGAAATCTGGATCGATAAACACAGGATCGATTGAAAGAGAAGCTCTTGGCTTAATGAAATTGTAGTATTGTTGCTTTCGAATATCAGGAATACCATCTACATTCTTAAGATCTACTGCAATAAAGACTTTTCCAAATACTGGAGGAACTGCTTCTTCACCACCATATACTGATACGGCATTGATTTCGGGAAAATTTAAGATGAGGAGATTTCTATAGTCTTCGGCAGTTACCGCTCTTTCTTGAGTAGTAAAATATCTGGGCGCATTAAACTTAACAGACTCAATAGATTCATGAATAGCACCTTGAGCAGCGGCAGATACAGTAGATACGACTACATTTGAAAACCCACTGATAGCACCATCAGAAGAAAACTTAAATGAACCGTTTGGAAGTTCGCCCTTACAGATACGATATTCGCATACGACTACTGAGTTGTCTTTTGGTTTTCTACCAAGTACACCATCTCCAAAAAGAATTTCATATTTTTCATTCTCTGCACCTTGAACAAAGAATATTTGAGAATTGGCTTGCTTATCAAATAAAGATGTTGCTCTTAAGTATGTTAAGATTTCTGTACCATTATCTTCAATAACTGTAACAGTAAGAGAATCGGTGTCAATGGTAGGATTGGAGAGCACGAATCTCTGTGAAGCGTCTGAATTATTTACATTGAAAGTATCATTGACATATTGACCTTCATAGATTACAATTTCATCAGATACAAAGGTGCTGTTAGCCCCTGAAATGACTCTATTCTCATCAGTAGAGAACGTAAAAGAATTAGATCCAATTCTACTGGTAAATGTAGTACCTTTTGGCATAATAACAGAGGCAACACTACCATCGGTCTGGATAGTTAACGTGACAGTTGCTCTAGCAGATTTGAAAGATCTTGGGGTATAGTTGAGTTCTTTTGCTCTTGAAATCACGCTCTCTCGTAACTGAGCACTATCCAAAAACATTTCATTGCCGACCATGTTCAAGTAAAAAGAATTCATATATGTGTTGTAAGAAAGTACATCGAGTAATACGTTAATATTACTCCCTTCAAAATCATAATCTTTAAATAGATCTTGACTCTTAAGATATGTTTTGAAACTCTCTTTGAGATTCGCGAAATCTAAGTTTACTAAATTTATGCTTGTATTTGAAGACATTATCTTACTCTAATTAGAGGTATGTTTAAAGTTACTGCATTTTCTATACTTCTTAGATAGAAAATTATTGTTACAACATATCCATTTTGGTCTGGGTATCCTGTAGCAATTACATCAATTATGTTAGCTCTTGGCTCATGGTTTCTAATTGTTTCTCTTATTGCATTTTGAATTGAAGCTTGAGTTTGCCGAGAAACGTCTTCAAATAGAAAATTTCTTAGATTCGATCCTAAAGATGGCTGAAACAATCTTTCATATTTATTAGTCAACAATAGACTCTTAATTGAACGCATGACAGCAACTTCATCTTTAACTGACATCAATTGCTTTGAATCTGGATGAGCATTAAAATTTGTTAGAAAGTCGGAATATAGTGCTTGATTTTTAGGTCTCTGAGCAGAATATCTATCAGCAACTGAAGGTAATGCCATTTCGGAATCCTTATTTGAATCCTATATTTATTGTTCTGTTAATAAACCAGTACTAGAATCATCAACATATGCATTTTTAAGGTTTATTTTTGATGCCATTAAATTTATTTCTTTTTCAGACTCTATATTACAAGTACCATTAATTTTAGTATTAAAATTACCATCAATCTGCATAGTAACATTTCCTTTAACTACTATATTTACATCTCCCTGAATGTAGACCTCATTATTTTTAGCTAAAACTGAATAATTATCACCTTCAACTTTTGTTACCATTCTACCATCTGCACTAATTTCTACATATGTTCCTGACTTATGGTGTATATGTATTCTCTCTGCATTAGGTGTATCGTCTATTTCTATAGTGTGACCGCTTTGAGTTCTTGTAACTTTATTGTATGGATATTTTGAACCATAAGTTGTTTCTGGTTCTGGGCCTAAAAGTTTTCTTGAAGAAAAGGTATTGACTTCTCTAGCTAATTGTGGAACATCATGGCTTTTTACATCACCACCTTTAATTGAAGGCATTGTCCCCAACAACACAGGAACTTTTGCAGAAGGCCCATCAGCAAAAAATCCATACACAAAACTTCCGACTAGAATTCCTGTAGGTGAAGTTCCTACCTCGCCTAATTCTGGAGTCTGATAACTCGCACTTGTAATAGGTAATACTGGCATTGCCCATGGGAGATCTTCGTCTCTATAAGCATCGTGAAATCCATTTATGCGAATTTGGCATTGGCCCAACATGTCAGGATCTTTTACGTTTACAATTTCTGCAAAAAACCAAGTGAATGGAATGTCACCTATAAATCTATTATTACTCATATTATACTGTCCCCGATTCGCCAAAAGAACCCTTAATAAGTTCCATAGAATTAAAATATCGATATCTACCTTGAATTCTGGTAAACATATGTCTAAGGCTTGAAATTAAATATTCACCAGACACTAATTTTGACATGTCAGATTTTGGCTTACCCGCTTCTCCAGTAAGACCACTAAACGCTGGAAGTCTACAATCGATTCTATACCCAGCAGAAAGCATACTGTCACCCCAAGTCATAATACGCAAAATGTTCTGTGTGAGCAATTCAGTAAATGCTTTACTGTATCCTATCTTCTCATCTTCATATGTTTCTGGATTAGATGAGCTTTTAATCATGTAATAATTGGTGGTCGATAGTTTAGCAAAATCAACTTCAAAGGATGAGGAATTAAACCCCATATTATTTTTACCCATAAATTTAAAATTATCTTGTTCTTTTGTTAAATCAAATACAACCTCTTTTGAAGTTCTTGTTCTTAAATCTAAACTTCTGGTTGTATTTTTTAAAGCGCCATTTTGTACAAGTTTCGCGGTAGATTGCTGAGTAACATGCACATATGATAAGATGTTTCTAAAGCTTATATTGGTAACATCTGTAGAAACATCCGAGTCATAAAAGAAAAGGGCGTCTTGCAATTTACCTTCTGGTCGCTCAAACATATATTCAATCGGATAAAAATTAAACCCCATTTTATTTTCAAAGAATGTAAAGGTGGAAGATTTGTATTTTGGTGATACAGCTTTTCTTCTGAGAAAGTCAATAGATTGAAAAGGCTTTACTTGATTAGGAGATACATTTTGAGTGCCTTTTGTGCCACTTGGAGCTAAAAATATATCCTTTTTAGTGTTTAATTTATCTTTCATTATTAATAAAACATAATCATTAATTGGTTTATCAGTTAATGGTAAAGTAAATAATTGTTTGGAATTGTCAAGAATTTCGATTGAACAAAGATTCAAAGTGTATTGTTGTGCGGTTCCATTATTAACAGGTTGTTCGTTTTCTATACCAGTGACAAGCAATTCAAACTTTCTCAATGGTGTAGGTGTCATTCCAGACGGCAAATGAAATTCAAAATAAATCTTGCACTTATTTACTAAAGCATATGATTCTCTTAACTTTATCGCATCTGTAATTAAAATGCTACCAAAAATAACAGGAGACATTATTGATTCAAATATATCTACATTTTCAATAAGATTTTTGATTGATATTGGGTTTTTCTTACCATCAATGTCAATCAAATCAATAGCAGAGATTTCCACATCTCCGGGCTGAAAAGTTAATCTTCCCATTATTCTGTGACCAATTCTCTAAACAATGAATGAATATATGGTTGATGTCTC